TTCTGTTTACTGTTCTAGAGAATCTAATATCTTGCAATGCAAGGTTCTTACCTTCACCAACAGCATCCTCAAATCCTAAGAAAGACTTAGGTACACGAAGTGCTGTAAATAATTTCTTTTGTAAATATTCAATATCCGCAATCTGGTCAAGATTAGAAGCACCAGCCAATGTATCAATTGGGTTAGGAGCATCCTCTGTTCTAACTGGGATAAAGAAATCTTGGTCATTCGCCATTTGATTAAACTTCAAATCAATCTGACCTGTTTGTGGGTCAATAACTGGTTGACGTTTAAATCTATTGGCAATCTCATCTACGTATGCTGGTACATCCTCATCATCAATGTTACCGACATAGATTTTATATACTCTTCTCTCTGGTGCTCTTGTTACCCTGTAGATAAGCATAGCATCCTCAGAAAGTAATAATTGTTTCCAAATTCTTCTGGCCTTTTCTAGTACTGATGTACCGTAAGGTAATCTTCTATCATCTCCTAATAAACGGAAGTGAGCGATTTGCCAAGAAGAGAATTCAATATCTCTACCTTTCCAGTAAAATTTAACTTTACCATCATTCTCTTCACCACCATCTGCATGTTGTCTAGAGATAGCATCGTAGATACTACCCTCTCTTCTTTCCATTTCGAAGTTAGGCATTTGTCTAGCACCCATTACACCAGCTTTATCATCAATGTTTAAGAAGACAAAATCATCCCCATATTTACATAGGTTTCTTGTCCACATTGGTAATGACGTGTGTATGTCTAATCTATTGTGAAATAAATCTTTTAATATCTTTTTTACTCTCTTTGAATCTGAGTATATGTTTATAACCTCACCCTTATCATTAACGGTAGTGGCTTCTTCCATCATGATATCTAATGCAGCGGCAATTTCTGGATAAAACTCCATATTTTCAAAATCAGAATATGACCCGATACGAGTTGTCTCGTAATGAATGGACTTCTGAAAAAGTTCGTTATCGACTTTCTTCCATTGACCACCAAGATACTTAGCTTGTTGTGCTTGTAATTTTGCTGCTTCATAATCTTTCTTATTATCTGTTTTTAAAAGTTCTCCACCACCTATTGAATATCTGTTTGTTTGGTTCCTTGGTACGTTAACACCATCTGGTCCAAACATCGTATTCATCTTTTGGAATATTGTTTTCTTACCCATGTTTTAATTTTTCTATAATGTAATTAACTTTATCAATAAATAAATGCTTACTGAACATAATCGCAAGCGACATATGCTATTTTTTGTTGAATACCATCAACTACCGTTATTACAGACATATAAGTAACTTTCCAATCCTGTCCTTGAGAACGTGGTGTGGCATTACAATAGTAACTCCCTTGAGTGTTAATTGCTTTAGTTGCTCTTTTATCTGACGGTATTGGTGACCACTTATAAAGTCCCCCACCTTTTTGATTACCGTTCTTTCTTGTAAATACTTTTGGTCCTAATCCCATAATTCTTATCTTGTTCCACTAAACAACCACATATAATCCCCGTTAGGGTCTTGCATGTTCTTAGACGTATTCGAATTGAACTTTGGTCGTGCAGCGGTTTTCTTTCCTTTGTTATTTTTTGAAACAAACCCATCACTATAGTTACCTTTAGTTGGACTAGTACCAGTACCACCAGTACTCCAGCTATTAAGTATTGCTTTATTCTGTGCGTTTGCTTTCTCTAGGTTTTTAAATGAGTATTCTAATACCCATAAGGCCATACCTATAGCCATTAGTAAATCATCATGGTAACCTTCCATATGGTCTGGTCTACCATTCTTGTATATAAATGTTTTCATTTCAGATACTAGTCTTCTAGACCTAATCTTAACAATATCTTCTCTAAGTACTCTTTCTAAGTTTGCAATCATAGGAAGACGAACACCATTGGCATTGAAACCTGGCATCTTATCCTTATTCTTAACTCTATTCAATCTAGCTTTGTTTGGTAGTATATTCGCACCAGAGGTTGGCTTGTCATAATGTAATAGCTTTTGACTATAATTCATTTCAATCAACTTAAGTACTGTTGATACACCCATACCACCCGCAATATCGACTACAGTATATGCATTATACATATTACCATACTCATATACATGATAAGCTAATAAATCTGGTTGTATTTTACCTTGGTATTCAAATACTTGCTCCATGGTTGTAAAATCAATAATAACGATAGTAGAACTATCCTCACCATCACCCCTAGAAACATCACAACCCAATATGTATTGGTGACCTTCTACTGGTTCTTCCCATAACCAAAACTCTTCTTCAATTCCAGTAACTAATTTAGGTTCTTGAACATTTTTCTTTTCATGGTGTGCAATAGTTTCATCATCGATTACGTTACCACCAGAACCTAAGAATGATACATCTAACTCTTGTGCAATCTTCCTAGCATTGTTGTTAAGTGCCATACACATGTTTTCATACCATATCGATGTAGGTTTCCATTCATCTTCAATTCTCTTACGGTAAGAAGCCATAGTGTATTCAACTTCTTCTTCAACGATATCGTCTCCCTCTGCCATCTTCTTATACCAAGACATACCTGTACCATCTTGTTTACCGTTATAACGTGGGTCTTCAAACCAACGCATCTCAACGATGTGGTATTTATTCTTACCATTCTTAGATTGTTCGTATGTTTTGTAGTATAGTGGGTCCATACCGTTTGGTGTGGAAATAAGTATTACCTTTCCCCCAGTAGATATGGATGACATTGCCGCAGTATAAACTGCATCACCATTATCAATAAAGGCTGCTTCATCAAATACTAAGTAAGTAGGTGTATATCCCCTAAGTGCATCTTCCGATGTCGCAACGGCAATAATAAGTGAACCATTAGGTAACTCAACTTCAATCTTAGAATCTTGAATGAATATTGATTTCTTTTCGTTAGCATCTGAACCGTAGTACTCTGCACCCCATATCCACCTAGGTAATTGTTTAACATAATCCTTGATACCTTTCAAGAACTTTTGTGATAGTTTAAGCTTATTCGCAATAACAAGAATTACTTCTGGATTGTCTTTGTCAGCAAAAGCTGCTTTAACGGCCATATAAGCTTGTGTAGTGGTAGATATACCAGCTTGCCTTGGCTTGGTAACCAAATTGTATCTATTGTCCTCATAGGACTTAACAATCTGCTTCTGTCTTGGGAACAACTTAAATGGCACATAACCCTCTTGAGTCTTATCGAAAGTTTCGATGTATGTCTCTATTGCATGTATCGGGTCTTGTATACATTTGGCGTATTCTTTATATATTTCAGCTGTTGTTAGCATATTATCTTTTTATATAAATATGCGGATAAAGCCAAATAAGCCAAAAACAAAAAAGCCCCACTAAGTGAGGCTTTCTTTTATAATAGGTCGTTGATGTCTATATCGTCTAAATCATTGAGTGAGAATCCATCAGAATCATCGTCTCCAATCTCATCTCGGTAATCATCTTCTTGTATCCTACCTTTACTACCTTCAACCAATTCATCTATGATTTGGTGTCCTAGGTTAGTTCCAGCCATTACTTCTCTCATACTTCTATTGAACTCATTAACAGGTAATGCAGCCAACTCAGAATAAACATTATGTTTCAAGTGAAAGTCTTCTGGTTTAATCATCTTAGTAAACCTTTCCCATAATGCTGGTCCTAATCTCATATCCCATGGTTCAGCAGCTAAGAAATCGGCTTTACCAATTACATAGTTAGCAACTTTATCATCTTCTGGTAAACCGTGTGCTGAAAGTATTTCCATAACACCCTTAACTAGTTCATGAATAAGAACTGGGAATACCATACCTTTAGCTTCTATAATACACTTAGGTGCTTGTTCTGTTGGTAGGGTTACCTTTACGATACCACCACTAACTGTTTTACCTACGTGTAATCCATCATCGCTAACTTCCATTACATCATGCATGTCTGGTTCAACAAAGTAACCATAATCAGCCGCAGCCATAAGTTTACCGTACTTAGTTGATAGTCTTGGGTCCATTGCAGATAATTCTTTTTCTACTAAATGGAACATATGAGATGATTTCTTTGCAGCACCTTGTGTCATTGCATTAAGGAATCTTCTTTTGTATACATTATCATTAGCATTTTGGATTTGCTCATGGTCTTCGAATTCAACCTCAACCAATGTAGGTAACTTTTCTTTCTTAGTTCCTTCCATACTAATGTTATCTGTTAACTCAGCCATAATATCAACCATATCTTCCGATATATTGTATTCTTCTCTAATCATCTTAACAGCTAACTCTTCTAATGCTTTCTTATGAACACCTTCCATCTTCATACACTCATCTACCAATGGCATTTGTGTGTTTTTAACTTCGTCATTATTAATACTTTCACAATCGAATTTTTGTTTGTAATTTCTCATTACCTCTTCGAATCTTTCAGCCATTATCTTTTGTTCAAAGTTCTTCTCATCACTTTGTGGAAATATAGGATGGTCACCTAAAGAATGTTTTCTATCTCTAAGTTCTCGTTCTAATCTAGGGTCCGTTCTTTCGATA